TCACCCTGTTTTTGTGTTGACGATCACCCAATCTTTTCCTCTGTCATCATTATATTTGTCTGTCATTTTTCTTGATTTATGGCCGAGTAATTTTTGCGTGTCGACACCTTGTTCTCTGTACAAGCGTTCTGATAATGATCTCTGTTCGTGAAAAGTGGGTGGGGAGCCCTTATCCCATTTCAGTCCACTTCTGTCATGTGCTTTTTTGAATGTTGAAATTAAAGAACTGGTTGAAACCTGATCACCGCGGTTTGCTTGTGAGGTGGTATGTCTGAAATGCACAAGATATTTACTGATGACTGCATCCCGGCATTTGGATACAACGTCCCGAAGAGTTAAACCCAGGGCTTCACATTTCAAGTCCAATGGTATGGCTAAACGCGATCCTGTTTTTTCCTGTTCGACATGGAGCATATCGTCCCATATGTCTTTAAACTTCATGTTACAGATATCGCCCAAACGCTGACCTGTTATTATCGCGAGCAACATTCCACACTGGAGGTATGGTTCTTGCTTTTCGGCAGCTTCATAAATAGTTTTCCACTCTTCCAGAGAAAGACGCTGACGAGTGACTCTGTTTCTCGGCTGCTTGGTCGCCAGGGCAGGATTATAGCCTGGAGGGACATGACCGTTATGTTGCGCTTCTTTGAATACATCAATCAAAACCATGCGAACAACTTGCGCCATACGATTATGGCCTTCAGCCTTAACTGCATCCGTTATCTCAGAGATATCCAATGCGGAAATATCTTTCAAATATTGCATACCGCAATGTTCGCGAAATAACCTGAGTGGTTTTGCTTTCTGTCGATAAGAATTAGGTCTGAGTTCACGGTGTTTTAACCGTTCGTCCTGAATTTCAATATACTTATCAATCCACTCAGTGACAGTAATGTCCGTTCTTCTGCCTTTCATTCTGGCAAGACGGTCGTTAACACTAAGAACCTGCCTGGTTCTTTGTTCTGCAATGATCGTGTTCGCTTCGGATGCAACCTTTTTAGCTTCCACTTCATCAGTACCCAAGCTGTGAAAGCGTCCGGAAACAGGATGTTTATATTGCCAATAAATCTTGCCCGTCCGCTTATCAAGCTTGCAGTATAGATTCGGAATTGAAATTTTGTGAGAACGTGGTCTAGCAGCCATCTGCAATAATCCGTTGTAATCTTGGACTGGCGTTTGACGGAATTTTCGGTTCGGCAAGCGTACCAACAAATCGAGCATTACGGTCTACCATCCAGTAACGACCTACTTTAACAGCTGGAGGTATCATCATTTTGCCTTTAGCGTATTTCTTAAGGATACGCTCACTTGGTGCTTGCGCTCCGAACTCCTCATTGGCCCAGTCGAGTAAGGGGATCATTCGTGACATTTATTTTTCTCCACAAAGCCCGGCTGCACCCGGGCTGTAACATCAAATATCAGTGCTGGTGGTCGGTATTAATATCAGCCAGATAAACACGCGGAATTACCGGAGAGTAGCCAGAAAGCGCTTCTTGCAGTCGTTCAAGCTTCACGTATTCCTGAACGCAAGTTCCCGAGTAGTTATTTAGCCAGATAGTCGCCTTTTCTGGGTCAGGCGTATAAGTAACCACTTCTCCCGATTGCCAGCACAGGGCGTACAGGTCAGCGGAGAGAACGATGGCGCATTTACAACTGGTCAAGCAAACCTCATCAGGGCTTCTGCTCCCGGCGACGCCGGAGAGTGGGGATTTCCTGCGCTCAGTAAAAATCGGTGAGTGGATACACGCCGATTTTAAGCGTGTCCGCAACTACGCCTTTCATAAACGATTTTTTAAACTCCTTCAGCTTGGTTTCGACTACTGGACGCCAACGGGCGGCACGGTCACATCGCGGGAACAGAAACTTATCTCCGGGTTCGTTAATTTTCTTTGCGACTCCGCAGGCCAGGAATATATCCCGGCCCTTAACGAGGCGGCGGAACAGTACCTCCATAACGTAGCTATCCTGCGAACCGGGGACGTCGCCCTTCTTAAATCTTTTGATGCCTTCCGGGAATGGGTAACCGTTCAGGCCGGGTGTTATACCGAGCATTTTTATCCGGATGGCAGCCGCGGGCGCCGGGCGAAATCCATAGCATTCGCCAGTATGGACGAAACCGAGTTTCAACAGGTCTATAAAGCTGTGCTGAACGTCCTGTGGAACTGGATTCTGTTTCGTAAATTTTCCTCTCCGGAAGAAGTTGAAAATGTGGCCGCGCATCTGCTGGAGTTCGCATGAAAATGACATGGTTTCAGCATCCGGTGTGTACCACCGAAGAGGCGGATGAGCTGGTGGCGGGATACCGGCGCCGTGGCGTGAAGGTTGAGCGTTACGGTGAGGCGGAGGTGCTGGAACTTGAGAGCAATAATACTCCGCAACGTTGGACGGTTGAGGAGCTGAAAGAAATCAGGATCGCTGCACTGGCGGATCTGCGTGCGCTAAAAAAGCTGGAGGCAGCATGACATTCGAATCCTACTTTGCCGATCATCTCCGTGCTCGCTGGTAGCAGTTGTGCTTATACCATTTCCGGGTTCCATCCTGATCGATTACCGGATTTTGAAAAACTACGTGAAGATAACGGGCGGTACCGTATGAATACACAATATCTGGAATATGTGCGACAGCAGCTCATCGTGGCGACTGCAGATCTGAGTGGCGCCACGAAAGGTCAGTTGCAGGCATGGCTGGAGAACGCCCAGCTCTATACGAAAAACTATCCCCGAAAAAAACAGCGTATCAGGGATGAAGTGACCGGAAAAATGATAACGCTGAATAATCCACCGATTGCTGGTAAGCAATCACTGGCGAAAGGAAGCGCAATTCCGCTTGTGCAGCCCGTAGAATACTCCACTTCCTCATGGCGCCGTGCGCTTTTGTCACTCGAAGAACATAATAAGGCCTGGCTATTGTGGAATTACAGTGAAAACACCTGCTGGGAATATCAGGTCACTGTAACTCGATGGGCTTGGGAAAAATTCAGCCAGCAGTTGGAAGGGAAGCGAGTTGCGAAGAAGACTTTAGCACGGTTGCGCCAGCTCATCTGGCTTGCTGCGCAGGATGTGAAGGCGGAACTGGCCAGACGTGAGACGTATGAGTACCAAACGTTGGCGGAACTGATGGGCGTGGCAAAATCTACCTGGACAGAGACGTACATGTCTCATTGGTTAGTAATGCGTAACAGCTTTAAACGGCTTGATAGTGATGCGCTTATCTCCGTAACACGATCGCGTTCACAACAAAAGGCGACAAATTTGGATATAAGTCTTGCAAAACCGAACTGAAATACATATATTTCATGTAAATTTGATATCATGCCTAAAATATGCAAGCCTGCTGAGGAACGGGATTTTTGTATTAATCAGCAATAGGAATTGATGATGTTTTATCGTGATTTATTTCAAGTTTTTGGTCCCGACCCGTTGTATAAGGAAGAAGAAGGAATTGCCATCCTTCGTGAGCAATATGGGATCGAAGCTCCAGAACAAATTTTTAAGCAAATTTATTGTGGGTTATCTAATAATTCTGAATTTCAAACCTTGTATGGGCATCTAAATCTTAAATCACTGAAGTGGGATTTGGTCAGATTGAAAACAGCAGAGTTTACAAAGTTTGGCAGAAATGCCACATATCCTGATTACATGCTCGAGATTTCAGAAGACTTTAATGCCTGCGGCAGCAAGTTTTGCATTGATGCCCGTGAAGAGGTTGCAAACCATTGGCTTAAATTCGGTACATGGGCTGAACCACCGATGTTTATTGAGCGTTCGCTTATTATTCCTGGAGAGAGCGGCTTACACCTTATGGAGGGTCATACAAGATTAGGTACTTTATTGGGGGCTATTAAGTACAAATTTGTGCAGTTAGCTGATACTCATGAACTTTATATAGCCTCGCAGAAATAGTTTAGAGAGGATTGCTCAACACCCTCGGTAAGAATTGCCACACATCAAACTAATGTTAGGGTATCTTCGTCCACAGAGTCGAAATGGCCTTATTTACATCTTCCTGGCTTTTCGCCGGTTTTTTTATTCAGCCCTCGGAAATCATCATCTACACGCTTCGTTGTTAAAACCCCGCCCGAGGGCCTCTCACCCTTACAAATACAGCGCCATCCAAGCTATCGGGGGCGAGGCTTATGAAAATGCACAACGATCCCCATTCAATGGACTCACAATCTATTTTTGCTGGCTCACAATTACTGCCAATGGAAAAAACTTCTCATTTGGCTCTGAGCGTCGGATTTCGCTCTCACTTAGCGTGAGTCCACGTCCGATTTCAGTTGCAGTTATTGTGAGCCAAAATTTGCGCTGATTGCGAGTCTGACTTTTTTCGATTGTGAGTCGTTACAGATAGCCGCCGGGCCAGACACCACAACGGTACCAGGTGGCGTTATGTGCTAGAAACCGAAATTCTTGAACATCTCATTACTACTCATATCGTTGGCTGGCGCACGGTTCATCGACTCCATCTGCTTGATCAACCCTATGCTAGCACCAACAGGCCCCCCGACGCTGAAACCGACGCTGCTGGAGCGGGTTTTGCTGGTGCTACTGCTGTGGGTTTGACTACGGGTGTTACAGTTGCTTTGGTGTGTCCGTGTGAGACCATTTTCGCTGAGCTGGCTATCTTCACTTTGGGTGCAGTTTCCCTGTGACTGGCTGTGACTGTCTCCTGTGATGTGGTTGCGGCTATCCGTGTGCCACTCGCTATAGCCTCCCGCCGGCGCAATGATTCCGACCGATGTACCGTGGGTGGCATAGGGAGGCATGACCATGCCACTACAGCCACCGAGCAGTAACGCGGTGCCGACGATAAAAATGAACTTACCCAGAGCGGTGTTTTTCATTAGTTCCTACCTATTTCTTCTCGTTGGTTATTTCTATGCCCTGCCTTGGCAGGGCTCGCTATTATTCATTCTTCAACTGTGAGATCAAGTTATTTTAATTAAATCGGTATTATTCTTAATTGTGTTCTTTATGAATAAATATCCTCCGGCTATGCCGGAGGATATTTATTATTTCCCCTCATAACTGAGAGGCCCCACACAACCAGAGGGGGATGAATGTCCGAATCGATTTCTGGTACTGGGTTAGCAGGTGGCATCCTGACAGGAGCCAGTGTCTATGGACTGCTGACCTGTATTAGCTCAGACCTGAACTGGTTACTGTGTTGTAGCATCGTGGGATTTTGCATTTTTTGATGAGTGTCAATTACTAAATTCGTAGGCGATTCTTGGTGGTGATGTGTGACCCATCTCTTTTAAAATGATATTGGTATACTCGACTACCGGGCCTCTTGGATTACTGTCTTCTTTGTCCTGAAGGTGAGTCAACGCGTGTACAACTTCATGAATAAATGAGCGTGTTGTATCAAATTGTTGTGGGCCATCATTACTTTCATAGTACTCTGGTATTGAATCATCGTCTGTATCATCCAGGTTGAGGGCAATCACTTTTCTGCCTTCTGAACTCTCCAGGTCCTCATCAGTTACGGTAGTACCAAAGTTTTCTCCGGCTCCCAGCAACCAGCGTTGTTCTACATCACGCAATTCCTGATCGTAGGCATAATTCATCAGTCTGCGGAATGTCCCGCTTTGAGTGTATGCATCTTCAAGTATGCGTGATAGCACCTCACGGCATTCATCATAGGTATCATCATCAATTTCGATATCAGGATCCATTCCTCCTGGTCCAGAGATAAGGTATTCAGCAAGACACATTGGTTCCAGCCTGGCTTTATCATCGGTAGCAAGACCATCATGTTGGAGGCGTAATTGCGAAGGATTATCTTGGTGTTCTGGAAGGTCTGGAAATACCTTGCTGTCATGAGGATGGGATAATCCATATGTTGACATCATATTATTGATAAATATTGGTTTAATTCCCGTTGGCATGATGAGTTACACATCCTTTTTATTACATGGAATTAACATTCTATAAATAGCATGTTTTTGTCAAACAGAATTCACTCAGCACGCAATCAATTAAGCTAAAAGCTAAATTTGCAGTATTTGTGCCTCACCTCCATTAAAATTGTACTCTGCGTGATTTTACTTTCAGATTCTGCAACCACAGGCAATCCTGTTTTACAAGATATTAAACCCTGCAACCCAACCATTTCACTCACTCTAGTTACCATCCGAAATCATCGGAGGTGAGGCTTATGAAAATGAATGACAAGACTCCTGAATTCTGGGCTGCGGTTTTGACCGGACTCAAAAATGCGTGGCCCCAGATACTTGGGGCGTTAATGGCCGGACTCATTGCCTACGGCCGACTGATATACGACGGCGCCACCCGTAAAAATAAATGGCTTGAGGGCGTCCTGTGTGGCGTTCTTTCCTTATGTGTCACCAGTGCGCTTGATGTGGTAGGCCTGCCGGTTTCCATTTCGCCTTTCGTTGGCGGAATTATTGGCTTTGTCGGTGTGGACAAGCTGCGCGAAATCGCAATTAGCGCACTCAAAAAACGTGCAGGGGTTAATGATGAGAATCAGTGAAAAAGGCATTACCCTAATCAAAGAGTTTGAAGGTTGTAGCCTGACAGCTTATCCGGACCCGGGAACGGGGGGAGAGCCCTGGACGATTGGTTATGGCTGGACCCACTCTGTTGACGGTAAGCCAGTTAAGCCCGGAATGATGATTGACGAGGCTACTGCCGAGCGCTTGCTTAAAACTGGTTTAGTCGGTTATGAAAATGATGTGTCCAGACTGGTTAAGGTCAAGTTGACGCAAGGCCAGTTTGATGCGCTGGTGTCGTTCGCGTACAACCTCGGCGCCCGGACATTATCCTCATCAACTCTGCTGCGGAAGCTAAACGCTGGTGATTACGCTGGCGCCGCTGATGAGTTCCTGCGCTGGAATAAGGCTGGTGGCAAAGTACTGAACGGGCTTACGCGTCGGCGTGAGGCGGAGCGTGCTCTGTTCCTGTCATGATGTTCAACTGGAAAACGATGTTTATTGGCCTGTTGCTCGTCTCTCTAATTGTTTTCGGTCGGCTGGCAAATCACTACCGCAATAACGCTATCACTTACAAGTACCAGCGTAATACTGCTACTCACAACCTGAAGCTGGCGAACGAGACAATTACCGATATGACGAAGCGCCAGCGTGACGTTGCCGCCCTCGATGCAAAATACACAAAGGAACTAGCTGATGCACAAAACAGGAATACTGATTTGCAGCGCCGCCTTGCTGCTGGTAGCCGGGTGCGTGTCGAAGGACGCTGTACAGTGCCAACCACAACCACAACCACAACCACAACCAAAACCGCCAGTACCCGCCGCGTGGGCAATGCTGCCACCGTCGAACTCTCTCCAGTTGCTGGACAAAACGTTCTCGATATCCGCGCCGGAATCATCAGCGATCAGGAAAAACTGAAGTATTTGCAGGAGTACATCCGGACGCAGTGCAAATAAAAAAATTCCCGCAGGACGGTTACGGTTCCGGCCTGCAGGGTGTCATAAAGAGCACAAAATGTCTTATAAGGGGATATACGGACATATGTCGCATACCATGGTACTGAAGAAAAAGACCTCATGTATCAACGCAGCGTAACCAGACGCTAAAAACTGGTACACCTCATGAAATAACCCAGTGGCTGAAAAGCTTGGTGTTGGAGCGAGTCCCCTGACCAGGCTGGCATTTATTTTATCTGAATATTGACGCTGTATTTTTTCGCTTTGTTTTTACGGGCTTCATTACGTGTCTGAAGTACTCTCAGTTCGTATTTTCCGGACGCCGGTAGCGTGTACTGGCCATTGTCATCCAGTTCAGATGAATATCTGGACAGGTCAACGGAATCGCTAATTCCTGGCCCGAACAGGTAGGTATCTGCGCCTTCATTCGAAATACTTACATGTACTTTCTGCCCCTTTCTGGCCTGGAAGTTATATGTATCGTAATCGTATCCCTTTATTACGCCGGAATAGCGGGCGCTATTTTGTCCTTTATCGAATTCGACATTCACGTTTTTACCAGTCGCAAAGCCAGCTGAGGTTAGCAGTGCAAAAAGAAAAACAGTTTTAGCGATACTCTTGAATTTCATATGTAAGACCCTCAGTCAGCGTTAAAATGATTAATTGTTATATTATAACAATAACTGTTCGGTTTTTTCCAGGGTCCTTTCCGGGAACTCTGCCTGTTACGGGGCGGCAGCGTCGCAGGATTTCACTCCTTATGAAAATTTTCAGAGAAAAGCCAGATCCGTTCTTCTTATCGTTTATTTCCTGTTTTTAAAGGTTTTTTTAGAAAAAAGAAAGGATCTGCTGGATAACTTTTTTAGTTAAAAACGAAGATCGCAGATCCTTTCCTGTTTCCGGGAGACTTTTCCATGAACGTGAATAAAAAAAACTGGCTGAAATTTTTGGTTGTGACGTCAGAACTGTCACAGCCTGGCAAAGCCAGGGGCTGCCACTTGTTTCCGGAGGAGGAAAAGGTAACGAAGCAGTGTTCGACACCGCGGCAGCGATTTCATGGTACGCGGAGCGTGATGCGTCTATTGAAAATGAAAAGCTGCGTAAAGAGGTTGATGATTTACGTGCCGCTGCGGAATCAGATCTTAATCCCGGCACCATCGACTATGAGCGCTACCGCCTGACAAAAGCCCAGGCGGATGCGCAGGAACTTAAAAATGCTGAGCGCGAAGGGCTGGTTCTTGAGACCGAACTGTTCACCTACATCCTGCAGCGGGTGGCTCAGGAAATAGCAGGGATACTGTCAAGGGTACCGCTGGTATTACAGCGCAAATATCCTGATCTGTGCCAGTCGCACATCGATGTGGTCAGAACGGAAATCGCCAGGGCGTCAGGCAGGGCCGCCACGATAGCGGATGTGGAGAAGTGGACCGATGATTTCCGGAGAGCGCAGGGCGAATAATGCCAACAGAGCCATAACTAACGGGCTGATAGCGCTTCATATTCCCGTACTGCTTACCACCGTGCAGTGGGCTGATGAGTATTACTATCTGCCAAAAGAGTCCTCCTACACCCCCGGCAAATGGGAAACGCTGCCGTTTCAGGTAGCGATAATGAACGCGATGGGGTATGAACTGATCCGCGTTGTAAACCTCATTAAGTCTGCCCGCGTGGGCTATACCAAAATGTTGCTGGGGGTGGAAGGCTATTTCATAGAGCACAAGTCGCGCAACAGCCTGCTGTTCCAGCCGACCGACTCATCCGCTGAGGATTTTATGAAATCCCACGTGGAGCCGACTATCAGGGATGTTCCTGTATTGCTGGAGCTGGCCCCCTGGTTCGGGCGTAAACATCGTGATAACACGCTTACCCTGAAACGCTTTTCTTCCGGTGTCGGGTTCTGGTGCCTCGGCGGTGCAGCAGCCAAAAACTACCGTGAAAAATCGGTGGATGTGGTCTGCTATGACGAATTGTCATCTTTTGAGCCGGATGTCGAGAAAGAAGGTTCGCCGACGCTGCTGGGGGATAAACGTATTGAAGGTTATGTCTGGCCTAAATCCATTCGGGGCTCCACACCAAAAGTCAAAGGGTCATGCCAGATTGAAAAGGCGGCAAATGAATCGGCGCATTTTATGCGTTTTTATGTACCGTGTCCGCATTGTGGCGAAGAACAGTACCTTAAATTCGGTGATGGCAGTACGCCGTTCGGTCTGAAATGGGAGAAAAGCAAGCCGGAGACGGTGTATTACCTTTGTGAACATAATGGATGCGTGATCCGTCAATCGGAACTTGATCAGAAAGCAGGCCGCTGGATTTGCGATAACACAGGCATGTGGACACGCGATGGACTGGCTTATTTCAGCGCGTCCGGTGAGGAGGTTCCGCCGCCACGATCCATTACCTTTCATATCTGGACGGCTTACAGTCCCTTTACCACCTGGATACAGATTATTTATGACTGGCTGGATGCGCTGAAAGATCCAAATGGTGTGAAAACCTTTATAAACACCACGTTGGGCGAGCCTTATGAAGAGGCGGTGGCCGAAAAACTCAGCCATGAGCTTTTGCTGGAAAAAGTGATTCATTATGCGGCGCCGGTTCCGGAGCGGGTGGTGTATCTGACCGCTGGTATCGACTCCCAGCGTAACCGTTATGAAATGTATGTCTGGGGCTGGGCGCCGGGCGAAGAGGCTTTCCTTATTGATAAGCAAATTATCATGGGACGGCATGATGATGAAGATACCCTGCAGCGTGTGGATGCCGTCATTAATAAAAAATATCGTCATGCTGACGGGACGGATATTTCCATTTCCCGTATCTGCTGGGATATCGGCGGTATCGATGCAGAAATCGTCTATAAACGCTCAAAAAAACACGGCATTTTCCGCGTGCTGCCTGTCAAAGGGGCCTCCGTTTACGGAAAACCCGTTATTACCATGCCTAAAAAACGCAACCAGAGCGGGGTATTCCTCGTTTTCTGCCGTCCGGACGACCCGCGATGTTACATATTTTCGAGCCGGTTGAGGACGGACAGACGCGCGGTGCCAATCAGTTTTACAGTGTGATGGAGCGGCTGAAGATGCTTGATACCCTGCAGGCAACGCAGCTTCAGTCCGCGATTGTCAAAGCCATGTACGCCGCCACGATCGAAAGCGAACTCGATTCCGAGAAAGCCTTTGAATACATCACGGCGGCAGATAACAAAGATACGCCCCTTGTTAACATGCTGGCAAATTATGCCCGCTATTACAGTACCAACAGTATCAAACTGGGCGGTGTAAAAATTCCCCACCTGTACCCGGGTGATGAGCTGAATCTGCAGACTGCGCAGGATTCCGATAATGGCTTTTCAGCGCTGGAGCAGGCGCTGCTCCGGTATATTGCCGCCGGGCTGGGGGTCTCTTATGAGCAGCTTTCGCGTGATTATTCTCAGGTCAGCTATTCCAGCGCCCGCGCATCTGCCAATGAGTCCTGGCGCTATTTCCTGGGGCGGCGCCGGTTCATTGCCGGACGGCTGGCGACACAAATGTTTTCCTGCTGGCTGGAGGAGGCGCTGATACGGGGAGTTATCCGGGCACCCCGGGCCAGGTTTTCCTTCTGGGAGGCCCGATCCAGCTGGAGCCGCTCGGAGTGGATTGGTGCCGGACGTATGGCGATTGACGGACTCAAGGAGGTTCAGGAATCCGTGATGCGTATTGAGGCCGGGCTGAGTACCTATGAAAAAGAACTCGCCATTATGGGCGAGGATTACCAGGAGATATTCCGCCAGCAGGTCAGGGAATCCGAAGAACGGCGGGCAGCCGGACTTTCGCGTCCGGTATGGATCACCGATACCTATCAACAACAGATCGCGGCGAGCCGTCAGACGGAGGAGGAAAAGCGTGCAACGTAATCTCTCGCACATCATCAGCCAGGCAACCAGTGCTCCGTTGCTGCTTGAACCCGCCTATGCGCGGGTTTTCTTTTGCGCGCTGGGCAGGGAGTCAGGCATTAACAGCCTGCACATTCCCGGTAATAACGAAAGTCTGGATCAGTCGGATATGGCACTGGTCACAGGCGATTTTATGGCGACCGGAAAGCCGCAGGCACGTTTTTATCAGGTAGTGAACGGTATTGCGGTATTACCCGTGACCGGAACACTGGTTCATAAACTCGGCGGAATGCGTCCCTTTTCAGGGATGACCGGATATGACGGTGTCACTGCCCGGCTACAACAGGCGGTTTCAGATCCAGAGGTAAAAGGCATTCTGCTGGATATTGACAGTCCCGGCGGTCAGGCTGCCGGGGCGTTTGACTGTGCTGACATGATTTACCGGATGCGCGAACAGAAACCTGTTTGGGCACTGGCAAATGAAACAGCCTGTTCGGCGGCCATGTTGCTGGCGGCAGCCTGTTCGCACCGCCTTGTGACCCAGACGTCCAGAATGGGATCAATTGGTGTGGTGATGGCGCATACCAGCTACGCCGAAAAACTGAAACAGGAAGGGATCGATATCACCCTTATCTATTCTGGCGCACACAAGGCTGATCTGACGCCCAGCCAGAAATTACCGGAAAGCGTCTATGCCGACTACCAGCAGCGAATGGACGAGGCCAGAAAGATGTTTGCAGAAAAAGTGGCCCGGTACACGGGGTTGTCTGTCGATGCGGTAATGGCGACGGAGGCGGCAGTGTATGACGGGCAGGCCATTATCACTACCGGACTGGCAGATGGAATGGTGAATGCTGCTGACGCCATCGGCGTGATGGCAGAAGCTATCAACAGTAACAAGACAGGAGGCACTATGCCTGAATTAAGTGCAGCTGACGCTGTCACGCAGGAAAACCAGCGCGTAATGGGAATTCTGGGTTGCCCGGAGGCCAGGGGGCATGAGGCACTGGCACAGATGCTGGCCGCGCAGCCGGGAATGAGCGTTGCTCAGGCGAAGTCTATTCTGGCTGCCGCCGCGCCGGCGGACACGACCAGCACCGCTGACCGTATCCTTGCCCTGGAAGAAGCTGGTGGTCGGGAAACACTCGCACAGACACTGGCGGCCATGCCAGAGATGACGGTGGAACAGGCCAGAACCATTCTGGCAGCATCGCCGATCGCTGCGGCAACGTCACTTCATGATGCCGTGATGGCGCTTGATGAGGCGAAAGGCCGTGAAGAGTTGGCGGAAAAACTGGCTGTCATGCCTGGTATGACCACAGATCAGGCCCGTGACCTGCTGGCTGCCGCGCCGGACAAATCCGGTAATGCGGGGCTGAGCATGAACAACGCATTTGATGCTTTCATGCAGTCTCATTCCCCGGGCCCCATATCCGGCGGCAAAGGCCACAGTAATGATACCGAAACGACGTTGTTGATGAGTATTCCCGGTACTTCAGCCACCTGATAAGGAGACAGCATGTCATTTACCACCACTATTGAGAAACGTGCGGATAACCGCATTTTCGCCGGTATCCCCCGTCACATGCCGGAGTTATTACGGTTTACGATGATTCAAAGCCGGGCACCCTGAATGATTTTCTGGGGGCCATGACGGAAGACGACGTCCGCCCGGAGGCGCTGCGGCGTTTTGAGGCGATGGTGGAAGAAGTTGCCCGCCAGGCATCGGAGGCATCGCGGAATGCCACCGCCGCAGGGCAGGCATCTGAACAGGCGCAGACATCAGCAGGTCAGGCATCAGCCAGCGCGGCGTCGGCTGACACAGCCAGAACGGCGGCAGCCGCATCGGCAGCCGCAGCGAAAACATCTGAGACAAATGCAGCAACGTCAGCAAGTACAGCAGCGGCCAGCGCAACAGCCGCCTCGTCATCAGCATCGGAGGCATCCACTCACGCCGCCGCATCTGATACCAGCGCATCACTGGCGGCGCAAAGCAGTACTGCTGCCGGAGCAGCAGCCACCAGAGCAGAAGATGCCGCAAAACGGGCAGAAGATATCGCGGACGTGATTTCCCTGGAAGATGCCAGCCTGACGAAAAAAGGTATCGTTAAGTTAAGCAGCGCCACGGACAGTGACAGCGAAGCGCTGGCAGCCACGCCAAAGGCGGTCCATGCTGTCATGGACGAGGTACAGACCAAAGCGCCGCTGGACAGTCCGGCACTGACTGGTACGCCAACAGCACCAACTCCGGAAACCGCAGCTGCAGGTATTGAAATTGCCACGGCAGCGTTTGTGGCTGCGAAAGTAGCACAGTTGGTTGGTTCTGCGCCGGAAACGCTGGACACGCTGAAAGAACTGGCTGACGCGCTGGGTAACGATCCGAACTTTGCCACCATTGTACTGAATAAACTGGCGGGCAAGCAGCCGCTGGACGATACACTGACGGCGCTGTCAGGAAAAAGCGTTGACGGTCTTATCGAATACGTTGGTTTACGGGAAACCATAAATCACGCCGCCGATGCATTACTAAAATCACAGAACGGTGGCGATATTCCGGAAAAGCCGCTGTTTGTACAAAATATCGGAGCGCTCCCTGCATCAGGTACGGCTGTTGCAGCGAACAGACTGGCATCACGCGGCGCGCTTCCGGCACTGACTGGTGCGACAAGAGGCAGCGATAGCGGCCTGATAATGGGCGAGGTCTACAACAATGGCTATCCGACGCAATACGGAAATATTTTACGTCTGACCGGAACCGGTGATGGGGAAATCCTCATTGGCTGGAGCGGGACAAACGGTGCGCCAGCGCCCGCATATATTCGCAGTCATCGAGATACCGCCGATGCTGAGTGGTCCGAATGGGCGATGCTCTACACCTCACTAAATCCGCCACCGAATTCGTATCCAGTAGGTGCGGCGATTGCATGGCCATCTGATGCTACTCCGGCAGGTTACGCCCTGATGCAGGGGCAATCGTTTGATAAATCTGCTTACCCGTTACTGGCTATAGCGTATCCGTCCGGCATTATCCCTGACATGCGGGGCTGGACAATAAAGGGTAAGCCCATCAGTGGACGTGCTGTACTGTCGCAAGAAATGGACGGCAACAAATCGCACTCGCACACCGCGCGGGCGCAGGATACTGACTTAGGGACAAAATCTACCTCATCCTTTGATTACGGCACGAAATCGACCAATACCACGGGCAATCATACTCACCAGTTCGGCGGTTATATCAATTCATACTGGGGAGATTCCAATCACACCTCATTTCAGCCTGGAGGTGGTGCATGGACACAGGCCGCTGGCGACCATGCACATACAGTTTATATCGGAGGACATGAGCACACCATGTATATAGGTCCACACGGACACGTCGTTATTGTGGACGCAGACGGTAATGCGGAAACCACGGTTAAAAACATTGCATTTAACTATATTGTGAGGCTGGCATGATTAAATTAATTCTTTCAGCACCCGTGCCAGCAATGGCCGTGGCTTTTGAATATTCTTTTCAGAATACCGAAAATGTGGAAATTATCCCCGGACCGTTTGAAACTATACCGGAATTTGACTGCATGGTCAGTGCGGCCAACAGCTTTGGTCTTATGGATGGTGGTGTGGATGCTGCTATTACGGCATATTTCGGGCCGCAATTACAGGAACGGGTACAGCAAAATATCATCCGTGAATATCTGGGAGAACAGCCCGTCGGCACCGCCTTTGTTATTGAAACGGGTAACAGTAAATATCCGTGGCTGGTTCACGCCCCGACGATGCGCGTTCCGCTGATAATCGACGGCACCGACGCGGTTTATAATGCAACACGTGCAGCGTTATTAGCGATATTTCAGCACAATAAAAGCGCCGGGGAAGACAGGAAAATTAAATTGGTAGTATTCCCTGCGATGGGGGCCGGGTGTGGTCAGGTATCCCCGGACAGTGTCGCCCGGCAAATGAAGCTGGCGTGGGATGGTTTTATTAACTGCGCCACGGAAATTAACTGGCAATATGCCAGCGCCCGCCAGGATGCTGTATTCAGCACAACGGCATACTGTCCGTCAAAGGCGCTTTGTCCGAACGCCAGAACGGAATATATCGGTTTTGGTGATTACAGAACGTATTGCAAAAAATCAGGTAACACCTGCATCAGTCCCCGTCATCAGGTTGATGATATTTATATTGGTGCGCATAGCCATACTGTTTCCCCCGGTACTTATCCCCACAGCCATTACCTGAATACAGAATATTTATCCGGAGTAAAAAATGACGTTTAAAATGAGCGACACCCCGCAGACAATTAAAATTTTTAATCTTCGTTCAGATACAAACGAATTTATTGGCGCAGGTGATGCATATATCCCGCCGCACACTGGATTACCGGCAAACTGTACTGATATCGCCCCTCCTGATATTCCCTCCAGTCATATTGCTGTATTTGACGCTGAAACCCAAACATGGAGTCTGCAGGAGGATCACCGCGGCGAGACGGTTTACGACACAACAACCGGCAATCAGGTTTATATCTCCGAACTCGGCCCGTTGCCCGAAAACGTCACATCAGTTTCACCAGACGGTGAATACCAGAAATGGGATGGTAAGGCGTGGGTGAAGGATGAAGCGGCTGAAAAAGCAGCGCAGCTTCGTCAGGCGGAAGAAACCAAAAGCAGGCTCCTGCAAATGGCATCTGAAAAAATCGCGCCGCTTCAGGATGCGGTTGATCTTGGACTCGCAACAGATGATGAGAAAGCGCAGCTCGACGAATGGAAAAAATACAGGGTGCTGGTAAACCGGGTGGATACCTTAAATCCTGACTGGCCGGAGAAACCATCTCAGTTATAAAAATATAGCTATGTAGTAGAGATTGCTGCTATATGTTATATAGCAGCAATGGCTATTATTTTGATGGTTGAGTGTATAATTTTAGCACTGGTAAATGACGGTTTAGCTCCAGAGTTAGTTCCTGGGAAAAATTATGGATACTATTGGTTCATATTAATCAGGAAGAGGCTCGCATATTTTTTGGTGTTTCTGTGTTCAGGGGGTGTTTTGGATATATTTATTAGCAATGTTTTCTAGTATCAGTTGGAATTGCTGTGGAGTCGGCATAGCACACTCATTAAACAGCGGTGCAACTTCTGTCATAATGATCTTCTCCGCATAGATGTTAAAGGATGCCTTCTGATGTTGACTGGTAAACATATGTGGATACTTATTGTATGCTGATGTAATCAACGGAGTTATAAAAGGATTGGCTCCTGCGCCGCTTGGCGTAAAAACGTCATTCTTGGTTGCTCCGGGCAGACCTGCATTTTGCGCAGCCTCGCCAATTTCCTTAAGAAAAGGCGCTATGTCGATTCCTTTGCTGATGAGCAAGTTACAATACTGATCTTTATACTTGCTGTAAACTGCCGATAGTATAGCTTCACGGGTCTGGCTGGCGTAAGCGGGGTCTTTACTCGCGCTACCTCTAATATCTATATCATGGAGCGTTTGAAGCATAAAATTTTTAACGACTTTATTTGTCAACACTGCCCGGCCCTCAGATGCGCTTCCTCGGTGAAAGTGTGTTGCAGAAGATTCAGTGTTCTTATGCGAAATAAAACGTTACGATAATTTTGAATTTAATTTGATGAAGTGATTTTTTACTGCGAGAATACTTTTTGCTAAAGAATTTTTCTCGGTTGATTTTTCTTTTAGTGGTGTGGTTTCCTGTTTTTGGATTCTAAAATTATGGGGAAATAAAGTTATTTTTGTCACGGTAATACTCCTTTTATATGTACATAACTCATTTATATATAGATAGCAGGAATACTTTTATTTTTTATAGCAAATGCTATGTCCATCTGATTGATGAATTAGAAAAAATCGGCTGATTAGATTAATGCTCAAATAGTACTATTTTTATTTTCCAGAAACTTTCAAAAAATGTCCTTTTCGCTCAGGAGGAGCCTTGCTGTTCTGGCATTGAAATGGAGCGTGAGCTGATCGTTGAGCGTACCAGCGCCGGGCTGGCAGCGGCAAGGGCGCAGGGGCGAATTGGTGGCCGACGACCGAAACTAACAACGGAACAATGGGCGCAGGCCGGGCGCCTGATTAGGGCGGGAGTACCGCGACAGCAGGTAGCGATTATTTATGATGTGGGGCTGTCGACGCTGTACAGAAAGTTCCCAGCCTCTAAACTGGCTTAAATATGCGCATATGGCAATACCACCAGAAAATTTACAAAACCCATAATTTGAATTGAGAGAGAAACTTACAAACGAAGAGATGAATAATTAAACAGCCGTAGCGACTCCTGTATCTTGCGCGTATATTCAAATGAAACTACTGTATATAAAAACAGTATTTGGGTATGGATTATGGAATTTTTCAGACCTACAGAGTTGCGCGAAATTATTTATGTGCCATTTTTTCAGTTACTTAGTACCGTGTGGCTTCCCAAGTCCCGCGGCAGACTACATTGAGCAGCGTATCGATCTTAATGAGTTGCTCGTTTCTCATCCCAGCTCAACGTATTTTGTCAAAGCAACGGGTGATTCAATGATTGATGCAGGCATCAACGACGGTGATCTGCTGGTGGTGGATAGCTCACGAACTGCTGAACACGGCGATATTGTTATTGCAGCCGTGGATGGGGAGTTTACTGTTAAACGCCTGCAGCTGCGACCTACAGTTCAGCTCAATCCGATGAACAGCGCTTATTCGCCGATCATCGTCGGCAGCGAAGACACGCTGGACGTATTCGGCGTCGTTACTTTCATCGTTAAAGCAGCGAGCTGAGTATGTTCGCACTTTGCGATGTTAATTCGTTTTACGCCAGTTGTGAACTGTATTCAGACCAGATTTGAGAGGGCGTCCGGTTGTTGTACTGTCGAACAATGATGGTTGTGTGATTGCGCGCAGCACCGAGGCGAAGCAACTCGGTATCGCAATGGGTGAGCCATACTTCAAACAGAAAGAACGCTTCCAGCAATTTGGTGTTGTTTGCTTCAGCAGTAATTATGAGCTTTACGCTGATATGTCGAACCGGGTGATGACCACACTCGAGGAGATGTCGCCGCGGGTAGAAATTTACAGCATTGATGAGGCTTTTTGTGATCTGACGGGGATACGAAGCTGCCGGGATCTGACAGATTTCGGGCGCGAGATAAGAGCGATGGTTCTGAAGCGCACGCACCTGACTGTCGGCGTAGGCATTGCCCGGACGAAAACCCTTGCCAAGCTGGCTAACCATGCTGCGAAAAAGTGGCAGCGCCAGACCGACGGGGTGGTTGACCTGTCGAACATTGACCGCCAGCGTCGGCTGCTGGCCCTGATACCCGTAGAGGATGTCTGGGGTGTCGGCAGGCGCATCAGTAAGAAGCTCAATGCCCTGGGCATCAAAACTGCTCTCGAACTCTCTGAACAAAGTACCTGGTTCATCAGGAAACACTTCAATATCGTGCTGGAGCGTACCGTGAGAGAGCTTCGCGGAGAGCCATGTCTGGAGCTTGAAGAATTTGCGCCGGCAAAGCAGGAAATCGTTTGTAGCCGCTCCTTCGGCGAGTGGGTCACAGATTATGAGGATATGCGCCAGGCCATTTGCAGCTACGCTGCGCGCGCGGCAGAAAAACTCCGCAGTGAACACCAGTATTGCCGTTTTATCTCGGCGTTCGTCAAGACGTCACCGTTCGCGCTTAACGAGCCGTATTACGGCAATTGCGCGTCAGTGAAGCTTCTCACACCCACGCATGATTCCCGCGACATCATCAACGCTGTTGTTAAGTGCCTGGACAAAATCTGGCAGGATGGGCACCGCTACCAAAAGGCTGGCATTATGCTCGGGGATTTCTTTAGCCAGGGTGTCGCACAGCTTAACCTGTTTGATGACAATGCCCCACGTGCTGGCCGCGAGAAGCTGATGGAGGTGCTGGATCAACTCAACGCCAAAGGCGGGAGGGGGACGCTGTATTTTGCAGGACAGGGCATCCAGCAGCAATGGGCGATGAAACGTGAGATGCTTTCGCCGCGGTACACAACAAGGTTTTCCGATCTGCTGCGCGTTAAGTGACAGGCTCGATCATCTCTGGTCCCTGATTTTTCACATTGCCAACAGCTCGAGTCACGGCGTGCCAGATAAATTTATCTGCCTGCACTGCCCCGTCTGCTGCTATCTCTCCGGCTTCCTTTCCGCCAATATCCTGCCGCATCCATTCCCGCGCTGCTTCAGGTGACAGAACGAGAGGGCGGCGGTCGTGAATGTCTACCAGACCTTTATCGGCTGCAGCGGTGACAATCAGGAATCCTTCGGCATCATCACCGCGTTCGAACGGTATGCTGCCGATCGCCGCCATGAATATTGGCTGGCCGTCAGCCCGGTGGATGAAGTATGGCTGTTTCTTGTCGCCTTCCTTCTTCCACTCAAACCAACCATCAGCAAACACGATAGCTCGGCCATGTTGCCATAGCGGTTTAAACATTCTGCTGGTGGCCGCAGTCTCAACCCGTGCATTAATCAGCGGTGGTTTATCCCACCATCCGGGCGCAAATCCCCAGAATACCGGATCCAGATGCAGTTGCTCGTCGCGTTCACTGAGCAGCAGAACTTTGGTACCGGGCGCCACGTTGTACCGGCCTATAGGTTCAGGGTCATAAGCGATATCGCGCTCGGCTTCATCGGCCAGATATGCCAGGTATTCTTCGCGGGTCTGTGCCTGTGCAAAGCGTCCACACATATGAAACCTCCAGTCGGTCAGACTGAAAGTATAGAAGAGGATATGCGAGTGGCTGTTCCGGTGTTTCTCCGAGCGACCTCAACCAATGTAGAAGCTTCACTATTGGGGGTTGCCATTAGTAGCATCATGTTGAATGTACTGGCGTGAAAAAATTGGAATCTTGAAGAAAACTCTTCCCCAAAACTAAAATCAACGTTTTGATAATCAATGAGTTGTAAAAGACAGTTACTGGATTTTTTTGATAGTAGGAAGAATGATAATTTCAACTTTATCAAATGGTTGGTATGTTTTTGGCAATGTAATGCTGCGCCACATGCAGTGGTTCGAAGCCGCAGACCTGATTGTTAAAGGTATGGAAGGCGCGATTGCCGCGAAGACCGTGACCTATGACTTTGAACGCCTGATGGAAGGCGCTAAGCTGCTGAAATGTAGTGAGTTTGGCGACGCGATTATCGCAAATATGTAATATCGATAATTGTTAAAAACAAAAACGGGGACTTAACGTCCCCGTTTTTATTATTAGTATTCGAACGGTTATCAAAATAATTTATCAAAACGTCCTCAATTCAGACCGCAATAGTAGTCCATCCTTTACCCCGATCGTCATGATAACCTTAGCCCCTGAAAGTTGATAGTTACCGATTTTGATTGTAGTGGTTTTCTTTATGATGTGTGGTTTGGCTATTTTTTGAAAGTGCCTTATCAGATTTATTGTTATTATCAGGATAATTTTTTAATAAAAAGTGATGGTTTATTGACTACAATAGTGGGTAGATTAAGTATTTTATAAAATTATTAGCATGCTTTATTTGTACTTCTACAAGGCTGCTAAGAAGTGTTGAAATATCAGCCTGATAAAGAATACGTCAGCGTAAGTGGATGCTATATTAGTCGTAAAAATTCAGGAGACATATGCTCAAACCTATCTGCCATAGTGGAAGTATAAAGGTTCCGGAATATCTGGAAACAGATAAGGAAAAAAATGCCGGACGTACTCCTCTGTCTTCAGACATTCAGCAAGTTAGAAATGTTGTTGAAGATGTTCCGCCATTTCCAGAAAGCAGAACGGCGACAGGTTCTGTAAGCGCAGCGTACAGGCTTTCTTTTGACGAAGTGTTTTGCGGTCTCAGCAATGAAGAGCGTAAAAAGGTGTATGGTCGCCTTTTTGGAAAACAAGCACTTGCACATATTCATTCCAGGTGTCAGCGCGACGCTGACATAATAAGAGAAAAAGCGCTCAGGCGGATAAGCCGTGAGTGTGGTGCCGGAATAGATTGCACTCTTTTGCTAAATAAGATGGTTGATATTTTACAAAATGCCCGGCTGACAATAAATTTTAATGCAGCCAAAATTGACTTTGTCTCTCTCTTAAAAAATAAAGAATATCTGAACTCTTATGCATTAGGTTGCAGACCAGGAGATTTACCTGCTTATAATGTAGGACGTGATTCAATTGAAACTCAAGCATTTGAACTGGAGAGGCTTGCAGATTCACCTTATGCCCCATATGGTCAGACAGGCGGTTTTTCCGTAGCATATACTCCCAACAGTAGAACTTTTAGCCCTACAAGCAGACCAATTTATGCTGCACTGGACTTTCTGAACGGTGAAAATGGAGGTGCCAGCGCCTATGGGAAATCATTTTTTGAATTAAATGATAATGTAAAAACAAACTGTACATTCTCACCTTTTGATATCTACGGCCACAGATTTGGTCTGGATACTAGTAAATTATCTACATTTTGGCATATGGAGAACCTGATTGCATCCTGTCAAAATGATTTTTTTGGTTATAATTGCTTTAAGAGTTTGGTTGAAATGGCTAAGGGCGAAAAATTTTTAGCTCATTCTAATTATGGTACAGGCTATGAAGGGAATTATATAGAGGCTCATATCCATGGTGATGTGTGCTTATTTAGAGATATAAAACACGTTTATTTGTCTTTGCAAGAAAACTCTTACTCGGAAAGTCAACTATATGATTATGCAAAACAAATAAACCAGGCGCTTAATAGAGACTGCATAATATTATATTGACAAGCTTATTATCAGGCTCTTTAAAAGAGCTTTAAATTATCATGAGCGCATATTTCTTGAGGTAGGTAGTAGCTGCTATATTTTTATATTTATTAGCTTAGGATCAATCTGGCAGATACCTGGGTGGCGCTCCAGTATGGCCTGGCAAAATAGAGGAATATGGACCAGCAGAAGCGCCTGCTGGCTGCTTTTCACTTAAAATGCTGGACTTCACCGGCGCTACAGATACAGATGAAGCTACTTTCACAGTCATCAGGTGTCCTGCATTACCACAGGAGTGATTTACTGGCTATCGATATCCCTGCTCATCAGGTTTTTACGCCATCTACGCACATTTATTCTGATATAAGTTGAAATACTGCAAAAAATATTAAGGCTTATTATTTTTTTCTTTAAGTAAATTTTCGCGCAACAAACTTGGATGCGGGAATGTTTGAAATATCATTTCTTTATACTAGAACTCAGCGACCTACAGCTCACAACTTTATTAGATCCTCTTCCTGAATATATTACTTTTCTGGCAGTTATCAACAATAGGCTGACTAAATTGCCGGACACTTTACCTGGAGGGTACAGACAGATTACGCGGGTAGGATCACTACACCGGGAAAAGATTGCCAGTTAATGAGATGTCGTCCATGTTTCAGTTGGAGGATAATGATTTATTTCCCCCTCTTTGACCCTACAATAGTGATCTGATAGTTATCCTGAACGTTCTTACAGAGGGCGGGCTTGTTAAATAATCATCAAGTTATTAATGAGTTATGTCCTGCTTTGCTGAAAATAAAAACCAGTAGACAGACGACGGCGAACAATATGAGCCGGAAGTACCTGTGTTATTACTGTGGCGTGAATTCTGTAACTGATAAAGTAGGTGTGCTTATTATCAGTAATGAAATTTTTTATATATGTATTATTACTATTCACAGGTAATTTGATTGTTTGTTGTGAGTAACATTGTGTTGAAGTAAACCATGATAGACTGGACTGTGATGTGGTGAGATATAATGAATTTGTGTTTTATTAATTATTTTAAACGTACAGGAGAGTAGTATGTATATGAGTAAGTATGTACCTGTTTATACATTATTAATTCTCATTTATTCTTTTAATGCCAGCGCTGAGTGGACAGGAGATAATACGAACGCCTACTACTCAGACGAAGTTATCAGTGAATTACATGTTGGTCAGATAGATACTAGTCCTTATTTTTGCATAAAAACGGTTAAAGCTAACGGTAGCGGTACACCAGTTGTTGCATGTGCGGTATCAAAGCAGAGCATATGGGCGCCCTCCTTTAAAGAACTTCTTGATCAGGCAAGATATTTTTACAGTACAGGGCAATCCGTAAGGATTCATGTTCAAAAAAATATCTGGACCTATCCGCTTTTTGTAAATACCTTTTCAGCAAATGATCTTGTGTGACTATCATCGTGCAGTGCGACACAATGCTTTGGACCCAAGTAAGAGGGGAAAGAAATAATGAAAAAGTTAATATTCTTAACCTTATCTATAATTAGCTTTAATAACTATGCAGTAGATTTTGTGTATCGTGTGGACTCAACCCCACCGGACGTTATTTTTCGCGATGGGTTTTCACTACTTGGGTATAACCGTAACTTTCAGCAATTTATCAGTGGAAGATCATGTAGTGGTGGAAGTAGTGACAGTCGCTATATTGCAACAACCTCAAGTGTTAATCAAACATATGCTATAGCCAGAGCGTACTATTCTCGCTCAACATTCAAAGGTAATTTATACAGATATCAGATTCGTACAGATAATAATTTCTACAGCTTGCTCCCATCCATCACCTATCTGGAAACGCAAGGTGGTCACTTTAATGCTTATGAAAAAACGATGATGCGATTGCAAAGAGAGTATGTTTCCACATTATCTATTTTACCCGAGAATATTCAAAAGGCCGTGGCGCTTGTTTATGATAGCGCAACAGGTCTGGTAAAGGATGGTGTAAGCACAATGAATGCCAGTTATTTAGGTTTAAGCACTACGTCTAATCCTGGCGTGATACCTTTTCTTCCGGAACCGCAGACGTATACCCAACAACGAATTGATGCATTCGGCCCATTAATAAGTTCATGCTTTTCAATAGGTAGCGTATGTCAGTCACATCGAGGACAAAGAGCTGACGTGTACAACATGTCTTTTTATGATGCAAGGCCTGTAATAGAACTTATACTTTCTAAATAAATGAAACTTACCTATGTTGCCTGTTTAATGTTGTTTATTAAGTTGGCTATCCACTTGAAAAAAATGTTTATATACTTCAATAAGTTTTTTATCAGATTTATTGCATTATCAATCATAACATTCAGGTACGTATTTTATTAATATTAGAAGGAGTCATTATGACTAAAGATGAAATCTTTGCATCTATCCTTAGTAGAGAAGGTGGTTACGTTGATCACCCTGACGACAGGGGGGGGCCAACGCATTGGGGTATAACCCTGACGACGGCCCGGGCTAATGGCTATATGGGGGATATGCGGAATCTTACCCGCAATCAAGCATTAAAAATCCTTGAGGCGGATTATTGGTATGGTCCACGACTTGATCAGGTTGCCATTATCTCTCACTCTATCGCAGCTGAGCTTTGTGATACTGGTGTGAACATGGGACCCTCAATTCCGATTAAGTACTTCCAGCGTTGGCTTAATGTTTTTAATGATCAGCAAAAAATTTATCCGGATTTGATAGCAGATGGTCAGATTGGGCCACGGACGCTTTCGGCACTAACATTTTTTCTCTCTCACCGGAGAGATGAGGGCGAAATGATACTTATCCGGGCATTGAATTGTAGTCAGGGACAACGCTATCTGGAGTTAGCTGAAAAGCGCCAGGCGAATGAATCATTTGTTTATGGATGGATAAAGGAACGGGTAAGATTGTAATTCCCTTACTTACCACTATAGCGGTTTGTGATGATAGCATATAATGATATATTCACACAGAGAACTGGTGAAAGCCACTAAGTCTCATTATTACTATATTAAGGCGTCAGGTTTTTCTATAGTTCTTTGTGTGTTAAAAACGAGAAATTAATTATGTTGTATGGTATGAGAATGATAGTATTTCCAGCCAAATATTCTTACGGCTAAATACATTATTATCCTTTTCCATTTTGGCACGCCCAGAACTTTCATCCCATCCAGGAATATGAGATCGGACTCTTTTCTGTTACGTAATGGATAATGATACAGGTAGTCATGAATGATTGCCGCTTTGGCATATTCACCATCCGGTGGCAATAATGACCAGAAAATACGCGGAACAGTGGCAAGGTCGGTAACGAATCCTACCGGTACTTCAATGACATCATTTTTATCTTCACTGAGATAAAACCTGAATGGCTCATAAACACGCCATTTATAATGACCTAACATTTCCATAATTGCTGGACTGGTAAAACAACTCATAATTTTACCTTATAATAAATATATATTCTGCACCTTACGCTCAAAGTACATGTCGTAAACGCTATTTACTCATTAACAGCTTCGTGCCAAAAAGGCTACGGGATAATGATCGGAAGCGAGTTGTGGATTACGTAATGCTTCAACCCTTTGTGAATAAGGTGCTCGATCGACAATGACCCCATAATCTAAAATACCACCGCCAATTTGCGTGGGTTCTGTAGGTGCGAGTACGGCTACAACTCGTCAGTCATCAGGTCATTTTCAAGTCTGTCTGGGGCGCGATTAAAATCCCCGGCAAGAAACCAGGATAAATGCCGCATCTGAGGTTGTCTAAAAAAATTAATGGTAACCCTGACAATAGCTGCAGCATCCGGACCTCCACTAGCCAGTGCGTGCGCTGTCAGAAAAACATCATTACCCAGTCCGATGCCAATGACGGGGCGAGATGCGACAGTTGTCGGACGCAAGACATAAACATTATCCGCTCTTTGTCTGGAAACTATTGCCAGATTAACACGGCGTGCTCCAACATCAATAGCCGAGTGGTATATATATCTTATATCCTGACGGCTAGTGGTTCCGAGATTCCAGGTGTATTCATCAATGGGAATACCCACTCCAAAAGGCTGAATATGTCGTCCGGTAGGAACCGCTGAGGTGGGAACAGCACCGGCCTCCTGTACCATAAGAATATCCACACCGGCAGTACCACTTAAAAGTTGTCTGACATTGACATTCCATTTACTTTCTGTAGATGCTGAAGAGCCCTGAAGATTCCAGGTCATAACTTTGTAGTCACTGATATTAGCGCAGGCAAAAGAAATATAGCTGCAGATGATCATGGTCAGAAGGAAAAAAACAGGTTTTTTCATGATATCTACTCTCCCGAGCATTACTTCTTTATCTGAATGATATATGTGTTAATAACCCATTGTTTCATGACGTTGATTTTATTCTGGCAATGCCTGACTTGTTTCTGGTTCTATGTCTTGTGTAGGTAGTAAGATACATAGTCTAACGTCAATAAAACTAAAATGGATGTCTATTACAGAGGTAAAATGAAATTTATTCAGTACAATCAATTAATTATTGTTAATACCAAAGAGACAACTATGGATAAACAACTAACTGAATTTAAAACTCCATTCGCTTAACTCATTGTAACTGTATTGGGTTGATTTATTTGCGGAAAGAGAGATTCGATATCATTGGTACTTTATAATTAAACATAAATTTTTCATTACCAGGATTATTATATTCCTGTGAGGGAAGTGACATTTCATCTATTCTCACTCTTGTAGTGACATAGTAAATTTGGCCACCTGATTAAAGGCGATGTTCTCACCTCAACACAAAACAGGTAACTTAGTGAACAAGAAAACCAAACAAATCAATGGTTACATCTTGAACGGCTACAATAGCGTCAGACCTCATCATTATAACGGTGCACTGACGCCGGAAGAGTCTGAGAACAGGTACCGTTTTTACTGTAAAACCGTGACCAATAGTGTCGATGCGCAACAAAACGTATAATCCGTTGATAGGGCGTACATGTGTGGCACTGAGCAAAACGTTCAGTGACAATTACTGGAGCTGGCGGCATTTGGCAAATAGCATGTTGACCACGCTATAAACGCCAACTTCCGCTACATGTTCTGAGTGGTGGCGTTTGCGTTATATCGTCACAGACAGCGCCTCAGGGCGCTGTTTTCGATCGGACATGTCGCTTTCGCAGGAGGGGACGTTATTCGGCGACCAGCCACATATCAGCCTCTTCAAACATCTCTTCCAGCATACGGTGCAGCCGTTCTTTCTCGGTTTTTGTACAGTCACTGTTTAATGCGTTCGCCTGCATTGGCTTAACTTTCACTTGCGCATCGGGAAAAAGTTGATGTACGCGTTTTGTGAGTTCATTGAGGATGATTTCGCGTGCGCCTGGCAAACCTTCAACATTTCGCTTGTCATAAACGAGTTCGACGAACATCGCCATTTCCTTTTTACTGGTTGGATGACCAGTATTTAAGCTGGGTATATAACCGGTGTCAAGGTTTAGCCGCCGTTTTGTCATCTTGACGTTGCGGACGTAAAGTAAATTGATCGCACGTGGAAGTAAAGGTCGCTAACCTGTTGTCGTGTCAAGAGGTTAGCGGCTCTCTCTTCACAGCGGTGTCCTGCTACCTGATGGTAAATTCCAGGGCGCGACTAAAATCGCAATCGGCTAACACAACAGGGTCGCCTTTTCTGACAATAATGCTATTTGTGCCCAGGCATTTTCGGCTCTGTTTCCCCTTAATTTTGTTATCATCAGTGAGCCAGCGCTGGTTATCATTACCCGTGCATGAATAAAGAATGATTGGCGTGCCTTCTTTCGTACCTTGCCCTGCGGCATCCAGACATTTCTCACCCTGCATGATTCTGTCTCGGTGAAATGAGAAAAGCTGAGATTGCACATGCTTACACTCCCGCAGCGTCAAACGATTCTGTTGATCTGGGCCTGTATCAAGGCACAGACCATCAATTGTCCGAATTTGTTCCGCGTCATTTATGTAATAACCACCGGAATTAATTTGGTTTTGTGTAATGACCGGGAACGACAAATTAATACTATAAGGTGCGGGTAAGCCGTTCGTCGTACATCCACATAAAATAGAGGAGAGGCAGAGAACCAGTGTGGTTTTTCCTGAAAGCAAAGTCATTCAATTATTACCCTAAAAATAAATAGCGTTACAACTATATTGGCGATTTATACCCACTGAATATGACGTAGCATTGAGCGGCAATAGAGATAATTCCGATAGAATCACATAAATACTTCGGTTAAATGCGCGCAGCCAGCCACTCCTGTGACGATGGGTATATAGCGTTAAATACTTTTGCAATATTAGATGTTATCACAGTGAAAAACGGCTGTACATTTCTTCACGTTAAACAAAGTGAGAAGGGGGGGCACCCGATATATGATAAAAGAGGTCACAGGAGTCATTAGCAAAATAAATCTTTTAGATTTTCGCCACTGAAAACATTCTGCAGCCTTTCAGGCAAAGCCTCATAGCAGACTGCGGAGGTATACGTACTCGCTAAATTTTTCTGAAAAAATGCCGGGTGACGAATTATGAAAGATAAACGTTGGCGGCGGTAGGTCCGCGGAGGCCATTAATACGACAAAACTCAACGCGTATACCGGGGATAAGCGCTTCTGTTTCGTGTCGGCGACATGCTGAAATGTGGACCTGAACATCTTTGCGTCCATCGGAGGGGGTGATGAGACCTTTACCGCTCTTACAATCAAAGGTTTTGACAATTCCTGTCATTTTACGAGACAAACAAATTCCTTAATGGGGATAACGAGGCGCACTATACACGTCAGGAAAAATAATGCCAGCTATATTTGATGGCAATCAAGATTTCCGGATGGCTAAAAGTAGTCGTTCGGCACCATTGTAGATAAATAACATTATGTTCTGGAGAAAGTATTCCCTTTCCTGGCATCGTTGGTTGGTGCGGACATCATGGGTTTTACCGTCGGGCAGGATGGTGAACTAATCTGCCTGGCTTGCTTTTTATCGGTATTTGTAGGTGGTTGCGGGGTTTTACTACCAAAATCGTAGATAAAAATTTCCCATGATGCCTGTTGTAAACCAGAACAATGGTCTGAACTGGCCAAAACATGGAATGAAAAAATAAGTAATGACCAAAGCATAAAAGCATGATGTTTCATAACACCTCCTGTTATATGTAATGACTTGTGAAGTTCATCTCCTGAATTATGGAACGTCATTGGCATTTTTTATTCAACGAAGAGTTAACCACTCTTAATAATAGGTTTTATAGCAAAATAGACTTTTTTATCGAGTGTTCAATATTTGCGTCCGTTATTATTTTTCTGGAATGTAAATTCTTTCTCAACACAGGTGATATTTATGTTTGAATTGTGGTGTTGATTCTATTCTTATAACAAGAAATGTTGTAACTGATAGACATATTAAAAGATTGAATCGGAGCGGGAATAAAGCATGCTGAACATCATGGTGAATAGGATTACGGTGCCAGCGATGGCATGTAACGGCATTTCGTCTGGAGCGTCACGTGAGGACTGTGAAGCACAATGCGATATGTTCTGGTTATATGGCGAGTTTGCCTAATGACATGTTTTTAGCCGATCGGCGTCAGGCTTCTTAATGTGGTTGTGGTATTTTTCTTTAAATATCAAATTGTTGCATGACGAGTTTGTTGTTCTGTAGTGGCTAAACACTTTATGGTTGCTGTTAAATATATATGTGTGAGAAAAATTAGCATTCAAATCTATAAAAGTGAGATGACATTGTAGAACCGGTTACCTTAATGAGCGATAGAGCGCTTCGGTAGTAAAAATATCTTTCAGGAAGTAAACGCATCAGGAGCGATAGCGGTGAATTATTCGTGGTTTGTCGATTCGGCATAGTGGCGATAACTGAATGCCGGATCGGTACTGCAGGTGTTTAAACACACCGTAAATAATAAGTAGTATTAAGGAGTTGTTATGAAAAATATTATTTTATCCACTTTAGTTATTACTACAAGCGTTTTGGTTGTAAATGTTGCACAGGCCGATACTAACGCCTTTTCCGTGGGGTATGCACAAAGTAAAGTTCAGGATTTCAAAAATATCCGAGGGGTAAATGTGAAATACCGTTATGAGGATGACTCTCCGGTAAGTTTTATTTCCTCGCTAAGTTACTTATATGGAGACAGCCAGGATTCCGGGTCTATTGAGTCTGAAGGTATCCATTACCATGACAAGTTTGAGGTGAAATATGGTTCTTTAATGGTTGGGCCAGCCTATCGATTGTCTGACAATTTTTCGTTATACGCGCTGGCAGGTGTCGGCACGGTAAAGGCGACATTTAAAGAACATGCCACTCAGGATGGCGATTCTTTTTCTAACAAAATTTCCTCAAGGAAAACGGGATTTGCCTGGGGCGCGGGTGTACAGATGAATCCGCTGGAGAATATCGTCGTCGATGTTGGGTATGAAGGAAGCAACATCTCCTCTACAAAAATAAACGGCTTCAACGTCGGAGTTGGATACCGTTTCTGA